CATTAAGCTGCACCTCCCAAGGCTGTTGCCAACATCGCGGGATTGAATTGCAGGGTGTTAATAATTGTCTGCGTCGGAATATATGGCGAAAGATATTGCTCGAACTGGATTACCCCGGCTAGAATTTGGCTCTGTGGATTATTAGCTTGGTTGAATTGAATACTCATCCCAGCTACCAATCCAGTAGTGATGAATGGGTTATAGAACTGGTTTTCATCCGTAATAAGTGTTTGGATTGCACGGTAATTCATCGGATTATCAATTGCACTCCAGTAACTACAAATGAATCTATTGTTTTGCCAGTCGAAGCTTCTCTTGATGTTGATAAATTGGTCCTTTGGATCGTACACGCTCCCGGCTTGTTCAGCTGACCACGAGAAGATACTGGTGTTGTCTCCCCAACTCTTCCACCCCATAAAATTCAAGGCTGTAAAGATGCCTTCACCATTGAGCTGATTGGCCTCAGAGAGCATGTATACCACTTGGGTGACATTATCACCCAATATTGTAGTAAGGATGTTATAAGCCTTATTTGATGGACTTACAAAGGGCGTACTCTCATTTGCAGCGTCATTGGCTTGCATTAATGCAGCAGCCATGGCAGATTGCCAAATAATCTTACCTTGATTTGTCTCTACCTTGGGATAACACACAATGGCATCCCGACTAATATAGCTGTTGGTTACTTTCCATGCTATGGCTGCCGTTATCGTAGTTGCTGTCGCGCTATCGATGTCCAGGACTGCCGTCGCATGGAAAACGGTACTAACGGTCGGCGCGGCTGCAATTAACGCCTGTCCTACAGTTGGGAGTTGTGACCATCCGGGGGCCAGGATAGTAGCTGGGATGATGGCACTTGTAGGTGTGGAAAGAGTTTGGAAAGCACGATTGATTAGGGCGATTCCGGCAATAATGTCTGCCGCCACTACTTTTGTCGGGTCAAGAATACTATAGGTTAGTGATACCGAGGAGGTGGCAGTTAGCGCCCCACCTGTTATGACCGAAACGTTAAGTGACCCATTCGAATTCCACGATGTGGTGTAGTCGGTGCCAAGGATATAGGTTATTGTGCCACCTGTATTCTTTACCTCCAGACCCGCTAACAGGATGCCTATATCAGGAGTAAAGACACTTCCCACCGTAGTTCCTGGAATGTAATTACCTCCGACCATTGAACCCGCAGACGTCTTTGCCGTAGTGTGAGTGGTTGGATTCAGCACGTTAATGGCAATCAATGGCGCAGTATCAAACACCTCGAAGGTTGCATGGATGGATTGCCCAATGGTGTAGGTATCTAGGCTCATATTACTGTTATAGGCAAGCAGATTTTGGGCATCACCGAGGTTATTGAGGAGTATCGGCACATTAACGGCAACTTGCGGATTGGCCAGCATGTTAACTGGCGCCGTACCAATAACACACTGAATCCCTGCCGTTGCTACGGTTGCGGGTGGCATGACGGTTGCCGCTGTGTTGCCGTATATACCGTGTTGGTAGGCTGTGGTCATATTTAGGGTTCGCCTCCTTCTTAGAGATTTGAGCTGTCGGGGAGAATAATCGGAAGTTCCCAGTGCGTCTCTACGCTTCCAACAAAGTAAGGGAAAATATCGTCATCGTTTACCTGCCATTCAAATGGCAAGGTGATAAAATACTTATTTCCAAAGGTTCGCTTCAAAAATAAGTGCTGTCGGATGGTTTCAATGATGTTTAGTACAAATATATGGCCTTGATTTTGCTTATCATACGAATGTATCCCGACATTCAGAATAATCTTTACGTCTTCTGGACCTATTTCATCATCTTGCTTACCGCTTATAAGTTGCACGACGAGATACGGAGCGTAACTTCCTAGATTTCCGTTTCCCTCTTGAGGTAAAGCTTGAGTATAGATGTTTAAGGGGGCTGGATCGGGGTTACTGCCAACGATTTTGGAAAACGCGGGGAAAAGTTGCCCCGTAAACAGGGTTCGGAACTCAGAAATGAGTACCGATTGCAGATCGAGAGCTATCATGATAATTTTGCCCCCAATACTTGATTAAGTTCTATGTCGATCCGCTTGTTGAGCATCAGCCCGGCCTCTTGTTCTATCCATGTAATTACATTTTCCTGCCCGATCATTTGCGGTACTGATGGCCCCATGAGCCGTTTAATTGGGTATTGTTTCACCCCGGTACGCATAAATAGGCCCCATTTGTTACTTGCGGCTGCAAAACCAGGAACTTTTTCAAGACCGCCTGATTTGTGGACCTGAACACTGTAATTATTTTGACCCTTAAATAAAACTTTCGGAGTAAGCTTAAAGTCCACGAGGTCTATTCTTTGGCCTTTAGATTTTACCGTCGCAGAAGGATTGGATGATGTCGCCTTAGATATATTGATTGTGGCCTTAACGTCCGAGGCTTTTACGAGATATTCCTCACGCACTTTCTTGGACATATTCGACTTCGCATTAGTAGCCGCTCGGTTTATTGCCCTTGAAAGTACGAGGTTTACCTTTTTCGGTTGATCCTTAAGGGCCTCCTGTACCTGTCTTAGGTTAACGACCTCGACACTAATCATCCAACTACCCCTTTTGTGAGAGATTTTTTAGGCTTACCATCAAGTTATTAATGGCCGATGGCTGACCAACTTCAACTAAAGTTGTAAATGTGTTGTGGTGGTCCTCTTCGTCGCCTAAGATCTTCTCGAACAGAAGTTGTGTTACGTTATCGCCCTCGCTTGCGGCTACTTGAATGATTTGCCGATAGAGAATTATTGTCTTTTCCTCAAGCTGTACGTCTAGTGCCAGCATTTTGGAGAGATCATTGCCGAGCGTAACAGGATTTGGAGTGATAGGCGGTACACCACCCATATACTGAAACCTTTCAGCTATAACTTCGGCATGTCCCATCTCTTGCATTGCTATGGATCTTAATTCGTCCTTGACCGCAAAGCCCGGTATTCCGCTCCACAAGACATGTTGCCACATGTACTGGATAATGCCCTGCATTTCACCTTCAAGGGCTTGATTAAGTAATTCAATAAGCTGTTTAGATGCAGGAGGAAATTTCATTCAATCGCCTCCAGTAATAATTCGTATAAGCCATTAAATAAATCGGCCTTCTTGATTCTCCATCTCACTTGATCTACGGTTACTAATTGGTCATAGGCTGGAGGATTATCGTCTTTGACGCTCACAAGCCAATTAGCTTCAGTGATAAAAAGCATGATAGATTCTTTTTCTTCGCCTTCGAAACGTCCAAGGCCAGGCCGAAGTGACTGCGTTATGTCGCTGTCGATAACGCAAGTTACTCCATCCGTACCGTTGATGTTATGGACATCGGCAAATTCGTTGGTGTTTAGGAAAACATTGTTTAAGTCGTTGAGGATTTGGGACTTGAATGGGCTGCTCATTATTTTTTAGCCTTACTTGACTTCTCTTGGATAGCATCGTTGGGGTCGAAATCGAGATTGACGCCAAGATCGTTACCTTCGGGAGGAGTATCAAGATTGACCCCAAGATCAGTCGTTCCCGGCGGGATAGATGTCTCCTTGGGGATACTTGCAATTGCCGCTTCTGCCTGACCACCTTCAATACAAACGCCAAGGTCAAGTAATCTAAGTTCATGAGGTCTTGGCATTTTCGGAAGCATTGACCCTCTGCCGTATACCTCGTTATCGTGTTTAACTGTTCCTTTTATGACGATTAACATATTCTTTCCCCCTTATAGTGGATGCTGAAAAGCGCAAACAAGGGTAGTCAGGAAACTACCCTTACCATAACTACTTAAGATTAATTTACATGTTATCCAACCGTTGCAACCAACCAGTCCTCGATAACATCAGGCGCTGGGACGGGTCGAGAGGTTGTTCGAATCATGCGGGTATCCGATTCAAGACTACTCCAAATCTTAGGTACTCTGGCAAGTGCATAAGTGTGGAAAAGGCCGTCCGTTTCCATTTGCGTAACCGCTCCATAGAAAACCCTACCCATATCACGCTTGTGAACAATAACGGTATTATCTGGGATAAGTTGAGTTAATGCGTAGTCGTTTGTGTCGTCATCATAGTAGTTGTCATATTGGTAGATCTCTAACCCAAGGCCCGGTAGAGTCCCCACAAAGGTAAGGTACCCCTCGTATTTCCCGAGATCGACAGAAGGTTTGGATAGACCATACTTCTCGAAGCCGTCTGCTACCGGGGAAAGGATACCCAGCATAACATTACGGTTTAAGATTCCAACGATCTGTGGATGCGTTACGAAGTCATCGACAAGATTGGATGCCATAATGACCATGTTGGGGGCCGAACCGGAATTTATAAGAATTGTTTTTCTCCACGATTTGAGGTCATCGAACGGTTTCGAAGTATCTTGGTTGGCCCAAAGAGCAGATCCTGAAAGAACCACAGTTTGCTCGAACCCGTAATCAAGGGTATCCGTTGTGTAATTAGTTAGATTGCTATCAATGTATCCACGCATGACCGTTTTCCCCGTGAGTAAAATATCGGCACACATTTTTTCCTCGCGGCGGGCAATCGTTTTTTCCAAGAAGGCAAGGTCGTCGGCAATTCTTTCGGCTTCGCGATCTTCCGGGGTGCGCTGAGAGTAGACATTTTCACCCATAGAACGGGATTCAATATCCTCAATGGTCATTTTGCGCTGTGGTGCAACAAAAGGGGGTTGATAGGTGCGAGTCACATAACCTTGACGGTCCATCGTGAATCCCCCTG